TACCCAGCTAACGCTTAATTTTTATTTTTATACGGGGGCTTCGGCTCCCCTTTTTCTTATGGCTACCACAACTATTGACACCGATACCGAACTATCCGCAGTGAACTCTATACTGGGAGCTATCGGACAAGCACCTCTAACTGAACTTAACTTTGATAATCCAGAGGTATCATTTATATTTAATTTATTACGTGATGCAAACGTAGATACACAAACAGAAGGTTGGCATTTCAATACAGAGTATCATGTAAAGTTTACACCAGATATAAATAAGAAGATTGAAATAAGTGCTGATATAATTTCTATGGATCTACACGATAATCAAGCTCGCAGACATCATGATCTTGTACGTCGTAACGGATTCTTGTATGACAAGACAGATCATACAGATGAATTTGATGGAGACATAGATCTTGATGTTGTTAGACTATATCAATTTGAAGATCTACCTATTCCTTTCAGACGTTTTATTATATATAGAGCGTCTAGAATTGCAGCTACACAACTCGTTGCAAACCCCGGTTTAGTAAGATTACTAGGAGTACAGGAGCAACAAGCAAGAGCAGCACTACAAGAGTATGAGTGCAATCAAGCAGATCACAGCATGATGGGATTCCCAGAGGGCACTGCATATCAAACATATCAACCATTTAGAAACCTTAGACGATAATGGCAGGCGTAACACAAACCATTCCACAATATTCAGCAGGCATATCAGAACAGCCTGACAACCTAA